CTCCCGATTATAAGATCGGTATCTTTTCCATAAGGATTCCAACTTAGCTAAAGGAGCCACCCACTTTCCAAACAACTTGATTTACGTAAAACATACGAGCAAGAAATTCAGAAGCTGGCTTTGCTTCGGTTCTAAGAAAGAAATTACTTCGTGACCCAACACGAGGCATTTGGGGGGTGAAATGGATAGAACAACTGAAAATCTTCAGCCGCCCTACGATATTGCTTAACATCTGAGAAAGGATCTTCTTCGGCGTAGTCGAAGAAATTCCCAGATAATAAGCCCACTTGCAAACCATTGCAAGGGTTAATCGAATAGGGTGACCGAACTTGAAATGTTCCATGCATTGAAGGCTGGCTTCCAGAGTACGTCTGAATGAGACCCCTTGCGGGATTCATAGGAGACATGCTCTGTGACGGACCGTGAGTTTCTGTAAACACACGAGACGTATTGGAATACCCAGCCCATGTAATATAATCTCCAGGCGGTAACTCCTTGCGAAATATATTCACACTTATACCCCCTGCGTAATACAAGAAGGGCCAACACAAATGTCCAAAAGTATCACAATATGGAAAGAAATCGATATTACGATCTTGAGGTACAGGCAAGAGAAGGTCAGGTATTTCAGCGGGCGGTGACACGGAAGCGGTTTTGACGCTAAGCAGTGACCAGTGCTTGAGTAATTCTTCAACAGTGGACAAAGGGTACATTGTCGCAGCTTGTTCAACAGGCGCATACTCTGGCAAAGGACAAGTCACTGTATCTATGTTCCACTTACATTGGTTCACAACTCGAGCAGCTTTCTTGGTCGAAGGCGCTGGTAGAGTTGATCCCCACATTGGCTGGAATCCATAGAACCTAAAATCATCACCAACTGAAACATAAGCAGTCATGAATATGGGAACAAGAGTAGTCATTGACGAGGTGGTTTTAGCGTGAATCTTGACGCCACCTGCGTAATAGTGAGTATCTCCATCAGCAAAATTAGATACTGGCGAGTACAAATTATATGAGAAATTAGCAAGCTTGAGATGAGGTACTTCAATCTCAATCATACGACTTCCCGCAAAATTATGTACGAAATACTTAGACTCAGTTGCACTGGTTCCAGGTGCCTCTCCTCCAGTAGGGTATTGAAGGGTAAACAGCACTTCCGTTTGAATAAATGGATGCGAATGAAAATAGAAGTGAAACTTGATAGTTCCTGTCCAGTACTCAGCGAAACGAGAGAAGTACCGCAGCCAGGTAGGCCATGCGGTGCTTCCTGCCACGTAGGGATACGCGACATAAGTCCAATCTAAAGTATTAAACGAAGAAATATCCATCATGCTCGGATTGGCTTTAAGAAATTGGGTGATATCATGTACTTTATCAACATCCAAGCTAGTCTTAAACATAACGGACTTCTTCTTCTTCTGTTTCCTCTCTTGCAGTTGAAGAGACAGCTGCACGGGGTTCACACTCTCAGATAGCGGGGTCGATATATTGCCAAACATGTTAGGATAATTTTCATTAATCCCAGACGTTTTAGTATCGCTATCAGATTGTGTGGACTGATGCGCCTGTCCAAAAATTTTAGCGCCAATGGCGAAAAGCGAAGCTAGAGAACCTAACTGCGCACCTTCATCCATTGACTTATGCATTTGATTAGTAACACGGTTGGTGAGACCTGCAGGTCCTGAGATCGGCATTATAAATTCAAGGTCATCAAATTTAATATAGACTCTGAATTGTATAGGGCTAAGGTCGGTACTCACAGGGTTTATTCCCCATTTATGCAGCAGCACAGTAAGTTGAGTTTGTGGGCGTATATTCGATCCGCTTCTACATGGGAAGAAGCTCTCGACATAACCCCACGGAACAGTCATCTCAACATCCTGCGGCGTGGCCACATCTACTACTACTGTGTTAGGGGTCATAACAACTTCGTAGGCGGTGGGAGCTGGCCCATCTACATACGGCGCATGCCAAAGACTAATAGTCAAGACACCAAGCAAATTCTTGGGTGCCTGAAACTGAAATCTAAGGCGGAACTTTTTATAGCGCCAACCTAAATGGGTGTTCATAAGAGACGTGAAAGGTGTGTAACCTCGAAGAGCTAAGGCATCTAAGCTCACTCGAGTAAATTCATAAGCACCAACAACAGGAATCGTTGTTGTGTCTACGTACAACAGCCACCTATCGGTCATGGTCATTTTGTCACCTTGAACAGATAGCTCTTGAAGCGGACGAGTGGGTTCCTCGTAAACTTCTACATCTTGGGTCGTAATGTTAATAGTCTCAGATGTGGAGGCTACTGACATATTTTCTAAAAAGGCTGGTTCGGTGGTATCTACAAGTTAATCCACTCCTTCATACCAGACGGAGTGAAACTAGTCGAGACGTAGTGTGGGTTTCATAATGATTAACGCACTATTGCATTGGGCTGTCTCAAACCCTCTAGGCCCCTCAGTTAAGAGGGGGTGCAGTTTTACGGCCTGCACGAGCCGTACACGGTTTAACAAGAATAATCAAGGGCCAGCTGATGCTGTCCTTTGATATATTGAAGCTCCGGAACAAGTATTTCATGAAATTGACAAAATTCACGAATCTCATCCCAAATCGCTTCGGCTCGTTCTTGAGGATATTGCCATAGCTCACGCTTAACATTATCCAAATTGATTCGCAACTGGCCTAAGATAAATTGTTGATTATATCTTTGAGTTCCAGCGCGAACATAATAAAGTTGAGTCACTAAAGAGTCCATATTAAGTGGGCTCCGGTACAGATTACCATCCTTTCGAAACCGTCGGGATAGAAACTCTACTTCATCTAACGAGTAAAACGGGACCAACACTTCTCCTTTAGAAGGAGAAGTAAATGTAAGTCCAAACAATTCTTTGAACGCTTCAGCAACGGTGATGTTGTTCCACCAAGGATACTTGGTGGCTGACATATTATCATCAGAATACAAAAACAATATAAGTTCTTCATCTGTTACAACACAATCGTTCTTCTTCGCCAACCAACGAAACACTAAGATAAACATAGCGTGGTTGATTAAAGTATTCAAAAACGTGGTTATATAATTGCCAGAAGAGTTTCCTCCTCCAAGCATATATGACAAGCCTC